ACTCCAAGACGTTTCGCTAAAGCAACTTGTGTCTGCGATAATGTAACCTTGTTAGGTTTCGTGCTCCGCGTAGCGGGTGCAACCACATTGCTCGATTTTTTCTTGGGTGTTTCCGGTTCGTCTTCAATCCCCTCATCAAATTCATCAGGGAACAATTCGCGCATCCGAGAATTAATTTTCTCGTAGTATTCATCAGATTGAGGGCTTGTACCCTCCTTTGTTAACTTAGTATGTAACCCTAACGCAAGGGCTGTCATCTCATCGTTAGAACCAAACCAAGGATTTTTGTCTGCCCAAGCAATAGCTTGAGGATCACGTTTTACCGAAGTTTGGTTTGTTTGAGTTGATTCTTTCGTATTATCAGTAGTTTGTAAAGCAGTTTGTGTGTTGTTTTCGTGTAAGGCAGTATCACGTTTTCTTAAACTGTTTACTTTCTCTGCACGTATTTGAGCCTGATTTAATGCTTCTTGTGCTTGCAGCATTTCCTCAGATTGCCCTCCTTCATAGGCTGTCCGATATTGTTTTTTAGCTAAAGCAAGTTCTGTTTCCACTTGTTGTTTAGCTGAGTCAATTAACGTATTGTGACTGTGATCTACATTGCCTTTTAGTTGTTTATTTTCTGCAACAAGTTTTTGGGCATAAGTAATAGCTTCTTCTTTCTGCCGTTCCGCAGTTTCTTTTGCCCTGCGTTCATCGTGGTAGCCTTTACTAAAATGTTTAATACGCTTCTTAACTTTCTCTGAATAGTTTTCTAACTCATCGTCAGTTACTTCTTCAGGGGGTTCAGAAGGTTTACGCCCCCTATCCGCTTTAGGAGTATCATCAACCACTTCTACTTCTAGGTTTTTATCTTCTACTACTTTTACTTCTCTAGGTTCTTTCTTAGGTTTCTGCATGACTTCACGCCCTACAGCACCCTCCACTTCTATATCGGGAGTTTCTTCTGGAGTATTAACTTCGATTTCAGCCGCAGCATCTATCTTGTCAGGATCAGGAAACTCGTATTCTACTTTCTGGATAGCCATAAATTACTCCTTAGTTTGCGCGAGATATTACACTCGGATCATCAACGACAGCTTCAATAGAATCATCGTTCATCAGACGATACTCTTGTTTGCCGACTTTAAAACGTGTACCGGTATTAGCCCGAAACATTACATAGTCGCCTTGTTTACACCAAGGGCCAGTAGGGAATCGTTCTTTATCCGCATACGCTTGCTCTCCCATGTCTAGCACCAACCCTATCGTAGACAGGATGTACTCTTCATGGAGTGTCTTTGCAGCTTTAGCTATGCCACCAGCAAAAGTTTCTTCTACGTTAGGCAACGCAATAAGTACTCTGTATCCCACAGGCTTGGGGATAAGGGCATCTAAGTCTTTCTGTGCTGCATCTTCCTCTTCTATCTTTTCTTGACGTTTCATTTCTAACGCTGTCATTTCAGTCATTTTGGCTTTCCATATGTATACGCGAGAGGTCATTTATTTCTCGTAATGCAGTGTCCAGACCCCGAAGCACACCACACACTTCTCTATAAGCGGCGTAGTCTTTAGCTCCACCGGATTGTATAAAGTCTTCGCTAGACCGTTTCTGGTCTGTAATTTTTTCTACCAATACTTCAAAGACAGTCTTTGCCATCATCTATCCTCTCGGTCATCGCGGTAGGCTTCAGACGCATCACGATGCGCTTCGGCACTAGTTAGTTTTTCTTTTCTTTGAGATTTAGTCAGGTCTAAAATTATTTTAGCTTCTTCTACATCGTTCTTTGCTTCAGCAGCTTCATTCTGTGCGGCTATGCGACTAGCCTCAAGTACTTCAGTAGATGCGGCTTTTTGTTCTTGCAGCTCTTGATTACGCGCCTTAAGTGCAAGTTCAGCAGCATCTTTAATAGCTAACCTTTCTTGATCAGCAACTTTAAGATCAAGTTCTTTTTGTTGCATTTGCACTAATGGGTCTTCAGCAAGCTCTTGAGCTGCTTGTTGTGCAGCTTGTGCTTGTTTTTCTTGGCTTAATTTAATTGCAGCTTGTGCTTGAAGGGTTGCAATAGAGTTTGCCAACACTGGCTCAAACGATTCTTCTGGGGGTGGTAATGGAGCACCCAAATTAGTTTCAATCTGTTGTCGGTACAAGAACGCCATGTGTTCAGCTATGTGCGCTTGCATACTCCCCATGATCTCATTGGCTCGTGGGTTTTGCCCAATAAATGCAGCCATTTGTGGGTCACGCAAAAAAGAATCGTGGGCTTGAATATGAGCTTCATGGTCTTGGAATATAAAAGCTTGTATAGGTTTACCGGTAAGTACGTTCATATTCTCACTTACTGGGTCAATTGGTTTCATATCATCTTCAGTGGGTACAAGCTTATCCGCATTCTTAATCCCTAAGACCTCAATCATCTGCCGGTGCAGTTGGGGTAGATCATAAATTTGAGGAGCGGCCTGTGCCATCTGCATTACAGTTTGATACTGCACAACTCGTTGTGCCATCGTACTGCTGTTGGGGTCACTGACAGGAATTACTTCCACCGTGGCATAATCGGCTTGGCGTGCGCGAGGTGTGCCACGGTCAGGCTCATAACCGTACTCTAGCGGTGCGTACTCAGCCATAATCGCTCTGAGCAGTTTAAACTCCTGCTTCATTGCGTAGTGGACACGGGATTGAACCGCAGCCATTGGCTTGAGAGTGCGCTCCAACAGAGCGAGAGTTGTTCCGACAGGCGCATTTGCGCTCATATCAGAGATATTCATGTCCGAAATAGCCCCTAATCTGCGGCCTTCTTCGGTTATCTTGTCTAATAAGGCCAATAGCGTTTGACTTGGCTCTTTATAGGGTAATGGCAGGATATTCTCGCGGATTGACCCACTAGGCACGTCCACATCACGGAATTCACCCGGCCCGATGGGGGTATCGCCCGTAGTTACGCGCATACCACGGGATTTCAAGCCACCCGGTAGGTTAGATAGCGTACCTGCGTCCACTAATTGACGGATAAGTGACGTTCCCGCCCGCGCATAGCCACCAATAATGTGAATTAGGCCCAATCCATAGAAGCCAAACCCTGGAACGTACACATAATGGACGAAATGCTGGCGTTTTAGCATCAATGGGTCGTCAGGATTCCAGTTTCTGCGTACCGCAAGGACTGTTCCCGTACCTTTTTCTATACTAATCACGTAAGGCTTGGCAATTTGCAGGGAATCGTCGTTTTTATCTGCCCCATCTACCTCATCAATGACAATATCGGCGTGTATTTCGTACACCGCGTAGCGGTCATCAGTAGTTAGAGAGATTCCAGCCTGTTCAGCCTTGGCTTCTTCGATATCTGTGGTGAAAGACACGGGGTCACCGAGGTCTACTTCCCGATAAAACCCTGCATCTTGCAGTTTTACCATCTCATTCTTAGTCTTACGCATCACATGAGTGACACGCTCGGCTGATTCCAGGTTAGACGCACCGTAAGGCACAATCATATCTTCCGCTGGAATGTAAATAGCTATCTGCCGCCCTAAGTTAGGGTCGAAATAAACTTTCTTAAACGCCGATCCAGCTAATCCTAAGCTGTACAGCATACGTTCATGCTCTGGCCTGTACTCCACCATCACATCAGTCAGCTCGTAGTTCATATCGGTTTTGACGCGGGTTGCTGCGTCTTCTTTTTCTCGCGTCATCTCACCCAGTATCTGAGTTTTCACCGGGCCAGCCGCTGGGAATGTCTCACTCATGGCCTCTGCTTGAAATCTTATAGCTGCTTCTGCTAGTACTGTGCTATACACACCACAGGCATTTTCCCAAGGCTCAGTCCTGTCTTCATAACTAAACCCTAAAACCTCTAAACCTTTTACATAAGTCTCAGCCCAATCACGACGAGAGCCTATGTCCCCGTCTACCGCGCCTATCAAATCACCCGACAACTCATTGAGTTGACCGTCATCTAGGTATTCTGCCAGGTTTGCTTCAAACGGTGCGTTAGCAATGTCCGAGTCTTCCATGTCTGGAACCAGTGTTATCTCTACGCCGCCGTCTTCCAGAGTCATTATCTCTGGTTCGATAGCAATTTCTAACTGCTCCAC